TTTTACAAAAGTTTTAAAACCACCTTCGTCTTTATTGTCACCTCCTTCTCCTGGTGTTTCGGTTTTTATTAAATTACCTAATTCTATTTTTAACTTTTCATTTTGTTTTCTTAAATCTATTGCTTCTTTTGCAAGTCTTTCATTCGCCTTATCTTTAACTTGATAACTATCTAGTGATGTAGCTTTAAAAGCATCTCCTATTTGTGCATCATCTCTAATATAAGCAGCTTCAGCATCTGGTTGAGCTACACTTTCAATATCTTTATCTTGTTCTGTAACCATTAGAAAAATCCTCCAAGAGCTTGACCTACACCAGCTATTTGTGCAAATGGACTAGGAGCACCTACAGGTGTTCCAACTAAAGCTGATCTTTCTTCTCCATATGTTCTAATAGGTGCACCTGCTAAAGCACCAATCATTTGTCTTACTTGACCAGCAGGATATTCTCTTTCTTCAATAAAATCTCTATAAGCTTCTGTTAATCCAGCTTGCTCTATACCTCTAGCTAAACTTCCAGCTTGTCTTAATCCTTGTGCAGCTCCAGCAAGACCAGCAATTTGTGCTTGTGCAGCTTGAAGTTGTGCTGCTCTATCTGCAGCAAATCTTTGTGCTCCAGATTCAAAACCAGCTTGTCTTAATCTAGCAGAAGTATCAGCAACTTGATCCATGTATCTCTCACCACCTAAAACTCTTTCTACAGCTTCTCTACTTCCACCGAAAGCTCCTGCTCCTATTGCTCTAGCAGATAAATTTCTTTGTTGTTGACCAAAAGCTTCGCCTAAATCACCAAGAGTTGATTGTATAACAGCTTCTTGATATGGATTCATATACTCTTGCATAGTTGCTGTATCAAATTTTTGTGCACCTATTTGTGCTAATTGACCTGCTTGTGGTACTATTTGATTTGTAAATAAATCACTAGCTCTTTGTTCTTCTGGTGCAAGTTGTGCTATACGTTGACCAGTAAATCCTTCATAAGGTCTACTAAAAACATTTTCAGCAGTTCTTAAAGTTCGTTCTTGTATTTCTTTAAAATACTCAGGTATTTGCTGAGTCACTGTTTGTTGACTTGGCGCTTGAACAACTGTTGTTGATGGTTTGAAAATACTACCCATTGATTATAAATGTTCCTCCTATATTTTTAAATCCTAACTTAGTAAATACATTGTTTTTTCTTTCAACATCTTTACCTTGAAATATTTCGCATATTGCAGTAACTTTTCTGGTCAATGCGTATTCTTTAAAAACTACCATTATTGATCTAAAAATGCTGTAATTTCGATGTTTCGGATGTACATGTAACCATAAAGTTCTCATAAACTTTTTGTCACTATACCACGTTTCATCTATGGTTGCAGCAAGAGTACCAACAATAGTATTTTCATATTCTACTACTATAACAAAACTATTCTTAATGTAAAATACTATATTATCTAGAGCTTTCTTATTATTAGTATTGCCAAAGTTAAATGGAGCTTCGATAAGCCACGTTTTAAGTAATTCTCTAATTCGAACAGCATCTGATATTTTAGCTATTCTAATTCTATATTTATCTTTTTCCATCTGGTCTTATATTAACTCTTAACGTGCCAAATCTCCAGCTATCGCCAATTGCGTTATTTTCAATTCTAACACTTGATTGTCTACCTCTTATACGAGTATTAAAAAATCTTGTTGTATTATTAACAGTGATTGCTTCTCCAGATGTTTTAGTATCGTTAGGGTAATCTCTAACTTTTAATGTTATAATAGCATTACCAGTCATATTTTGAAAATCTGGTATTACTTTATTAATAAAACTAAATGTTTCACCATCTGCTATATCTCCATCTCCAGATTGTATGAAAGAAGATAATACTTGTCCATCAGCATCTACTCCTGATTCATGTCTATAAATTAAACTTCTACCTTTAGTTAATCCATTTATTTGAGTGTAAGTATTAGCAACTGAATCTTCAAAAAACTCTGTACCTAGTGGATTAAGCTCTACACCATTATCTTGATAAGTTGATCTAGCCAGATTACCAAAATACCATGTATTTTCTAAATAATTATAAATAACATATCTATCTATTTGATCCGAGTTGCTAGAACAATAGTACCATATAACTTCAGAGAAGTTAGAAGTTTGTCCAGCATAGACTTGTCCATACTGAGTTTTATTAATATCATCGAATACATAATTTAATACACTACATGGTATCTCTTGTACTGCACCAGCATATCTAAAAAATTGACCATCGGACATCCAGTAAGCTACATCGTCAATTACTATTGCAGCATTTAAACCTACAGATCCACAATCATTACCTAGTTGTCTAAAACCAAATATAAAAGGCGCACCGATAAAAGACATAGAATGCATAGTCGTATCAGTCCAAATAAGAATAGTTCCTTTAGCAGGTTTTGCACATCTAATTTCACTACCACCAGCTATTCTTTGCGATCCAGCAGAATTAGTTGCATTAGCTACAAAAGAATTAAAATTTTCTTGATCACTAAATCTTATAAACATTTTATCTTGTGTACTAGCATCTCCTATTGTCGTTTCTGTACCCATTAAAATTAAGTGTCTAGTTTCTGTAGAAACAACAGATAGTGTACTTGCTGTTGGTGCATTTGCAATAACACTTGCTGGATTAGCACTTAAACCATCTGACGTATTCCATAAATAAGTAGATCCATCTCTAGCAGTAAAAATTAAATCTTCTCCCCAATTATTCATCGACCATTGTCTCATGTCTAGAGTTACATTTGAAGAAGACCTTGGTGTAGACCATGTACCTAAATTCCAAGTACCTGTACCCCAACCAAAACCAAAAGTTTGTTTATCTGGTCCTATAGATAATTGATATTCTATATCGCAATTACCAGTTGTAGTAACATTTGATGAAGCAGAATCATTACTACTAATAGTATAAGCATCTGCGTTAGTAATTGATAAAACCTCATATTGAGCATCTATACTACTATTTGCGATCCCTCCGATGGACGTAGGCGCACAATTCGTTATAGTTATGAAGTCTCCTACCGCTGCTCCATGACTTGCATGATTCACAGTTATAGTCTGACTATTTGCTGTAGTATTGAAAACAGATGTAAGAGTATTCGATTGTCTTATTGGAGTTATATCAGCATTATCACCTGATCTATAAACATAAACTTTTCTATCTGTACCTAAACCTTCGTATCTAATTCCAGTATTATCTAACCATTGATGTATTACTCTTGCAACTCCTACATAATAGTCTTGACTAAATTTTTCCCAACCACCTATCTTTTGAGGTAACCCTTTTCTAAATCTTACTTTATCGCAGTTAGACCATCTGCCCTCTGCTCCAGTTTCTGTATTCTCTGTATCTATACCTGGTAAAAAATTTAATTGTGTTAATGGCATAATATTAATTTGTTGTTTATTGATTATATTTATATAAAACAAAAAATCTACTGGTTTTTAAACTATAAATTTAAGACTAATCCTATTCTATTATCGTCTATAGTATGTGTAGGTACTTCGTGATACAACCAAGATGGCCATAATAAAAGACTTCCTACTATCGGTTTATAAGTAATAGTACCAAAAGTATTTGGATTATTTGGATTTAAGATAGGCCAACTTAGATATTCTCTTATATGTATAGGATCGCAAAAATTAATTTGAGCAGATCCTTCGGGTACTTTAAGATATAAAATACCAGATAATTGATATTTATGAATATGTCTTTCTTGATAAGATCCTTTATTTAATTCTGTTGTAAAAAAATATGGATCAAATTTTTTAGATATTTCGTTGTAATCAAAACCTAAATCTGTAAGATATGTTTTAGCTACCTTTTTAAGATATGTAAGAAAACTTTTATATTCAGGCTGTTTAGCTAAATTATATTTAGTGTCGTAAGTAGTTCTTCCTTTATAAAATCTTACTCTATTTATTTTTTCGTCATCTAAATATTTAAGTGATGGTTTTAATAATTTACTAGACCATTCTGGTGTATAGTGAGATAGTATAGGAACAGAAAACCAATTTTCTATTTTATAATTATCTATCGGCATAAATCATATGTCTTACAATAGTGGTCCAAGGATTTATATCATAATCTAATTTAGCACAACCAGTAAATAAAAATAGTATTATTAATAATTTATATATCATTAAAAATATCTCTGTTTTTTTCTTTTGTAATTATTTCTAAATTTATAGATAATCTAAATTCTTCGCTTTCTACATTAACTGGATTATGCCACATCCAATTAGGAAAAATATACAATTCGTTTGTTTTAGGTGTTATTTTTAAAACATCTTTTCTTCTACTTCTAAACTCTATTTCTCCGCCTTTCATATCTTTAGGTATATGTAAGTAATAAACTGAGTTAATAGTAGATGTCATAACATGATTATGCCAGTTAACAGATGGTATAAAATGTTTATTAGATGCTACAGCCCAACAATAATTTTTATTGTATTTGTCGTTTATTGTAAAGTTATAATATTTTTTACATGCTTCTACAAATTTATTATAAAGTTTTTTAGTAAATTTACTTTCTTTAAGTCTATAATTATTATTCCAATTGTCTCGTTCTATTTGTTTGATTACACTATTTTTAGTTCTAGATTGTTCTCCTTTTGAAAAATCATAAAAATTATCTATTCTAATTATAGGAAAATCTTTCATCTTTTAATATGTATATAACTATCTGAATGTTTATTTTGTATATGGCCTACTGGTATAAAATTACAAGCAAGAGAATATCTAGTTAAAGTAGATTGGTTTTTTAAAATTTTATGTTGTAATTGACTTGGAAAAAAAACAATTAAACCTGGCTCTGGTTTTATTAGAAAAGATTGAGAATTGTAAACATTAAACTCTGTTAAAGGTATATCAAATAAATTATCATTTTTATAATCTACAAAACATAAATCACCAGAATTTGTATCACATTGTAAATATAATACACAGCTTACCATAGAATTTTTATGACAATGAAAACTAGATTGATCATTAGGATAAGTTTTTGTAAACCAAGATGTAGTCATTTCGAAATCATTATAGTATTTCATAACACCTTTTGTATATTTTTCTAATTGTATATTAACAATTTTTTTTAACCAATTCCATTTTTTACGATTTAGAACATCTTTGGTTTCTGTTAACTTACTAGATAACTTTCTTTCATCAGGCTCTCCTTTACCCGATTTAGAATATTTAAAATCTAATTCTTTAATAACTTTATTAAAATCAAAACTTACGTTGTCTAAATGCACGCATCTAGAAAACATCGGTATGGTTTTTGTCATTTTGGAATTTTTCTTTCTGATCTTTTAAATCTTGATGGTAGACCTAGATGTGGTCTTCTATCTAAAGCATTCTCTTCTGCGCCTTTAGTAGATTTATTATTATAATGTAAAAAAACTTGAACACAATAATTACCTGTATATTCTTCTCTCCAATGTTCTAATAAGTCACCTCTGTAAACTAACATATCGCCAGGATTTAAATTTACCTCTATGCCTTTAGATTTAGAAGGCATATATTCTTTTGTAACAGGATTGTATGTACCTTCTTTTTCATTAGGATTAATATATATTGGCCATTTGTGATCACTTCCTAAATTAAGTGTTGTAGATATTTCACAACTAAATCTATCTTTATGTCTTTTAAGAATATCTTGTAGTTTATATATTCTTGTGTAAGAATAATTTTCGTATAATTTTGTTTGTGTTGTTTTTTCCATAATTGGTTTTAATTTTGTTAATAGAGTTTCCATAGCAATATCTGCATAATGAGAATAAGTTCCTGGCACTTGTGCATCTTTCCATGTTCCCCAATCAGTATTAAATTCAGATAAATACCTTGTTGTCATAAAAGTTTGTAAAACTTTTCTTTTTAACAACAAATAATTTTTTAGAAATTCTGCCATATCTGGGTCTATAGCTTTTTTAATAATAGTAAATTTATCTTTTTTCCAATTCATTATTGATAATTAAAGTTAATTAATATTTTATATTTTTCATCAGTGCAAGTCGTACCTTGATGGTTTTCATCAGCATTAAAAAAAACCAAAGTATTTTCTTTAGATTTAACTTCTCTGTCTTTAAATATAGTCATACCATTACATGTATTAACATATAATATAGCAGCTTTACAATTAAAATCTTGATCTTTATGTAATGGAAATTTATGTATCTTATTTGTATTTGGCACTAAATTAGCTTTTATTCTTACATAATATTGCGGTTTTAATAAATTAGTTATTGGTTTTAATAATCTAAAAGCTTCAGAATTTACTTTCATATCATCAAAAAAAGTATGTGTTAATTGATAATCATATTTATTTTTAGATTTACCTTTAAATGTTTTTGTCTTATTTAAATACCAAGGAAATATATCGCTGGTAAGAGCTTCTTTTATTTTTTTAAAATCTTCTTTTTTTAAAAAATTATTTCTTACTTTTGACATTTATACCCTTTAAATGTTCTGTGAGTAATTTTCTAACAGCTTGTAAATTAAAATGTACAAATCTGTAATCATCTATTCCAGCATCAACAGTAAAACCATGTTCTAAATAAGATGGAAAAAATATCATCGTACCAGGTTTAGGATTATATTGTATCACAGGTGAAGCCATAGATACTTCTGTAGAACTCTTTAATGGTAAGTCAGACATTACTTTGGCTAATCTCGGATCTTTAAAAAAAGGTACTGCTGTTCTATCACTACATTTTAAAAAATAAAAACCCGACATATGATTATCATAATGTATATGTCCTTCATGATGGCCACCACCTTTTTTAGAAAATTCTTGTACCCATAATTCTGTCCACATCAATTCGTATTTAGACATATCATACCCAAAATAGTCCATGCAATTAAGACTAGTGTATCCAATAAATTCTTGAAATTCTTTTAAATCTGGATCGTTTATCATACTTCCAGAATGATGTGACATTAAAAAATCTCCTATTTTCTTTTTAAATTTTTTTTCTCTTTCTTTAATAATTTTTTTATTTCTAAATTTAGCTTCTTTTATGTATTTATCACAAACTTTATTAACATGACTTACCCATTCTGGTACTTCTATATGATATATAGGAGTTTGAAAATAAAGAGATGTTTGTAAATTATCTTCTTTAGCCATATTATCTAAAAGGATATCCTAAAGCCCAAAGCACTAAAGAATATCTTATTCCTTTTGTTACTGGTTTAACTCTATGCCACAAATGAGATGGAAATACTATGATACTTCCTCTAGCACCAAAATGTCTAGTTGTATTTAAAACAATACTAGCATCTTTTTCAGTTCTTGGTTGTATTTCTAAATCACCACCTTTGTAATCTTTTGGATCTGATAATTGTACACTAGCAGATAATTTTCTTTGTTTACCATGAAAATGTGGCTGATCTGGTTTATTATATGGTTCAGGAAAAGGATCTGAATGCCAATCATAAAATTGTTTTAATTTATATTTAGTAAATTGACATGATTCAAAATAATCTATATCAAAATTCCAACCAGCATTTTGATTAGCTCTATGTATGTATGGAGTAATTTCGTCATATATCCATCTGTCATTTACAAAAGCTACATTTGAATCTCTAGTTTTTTTTAAATCTTGAATATCTTTTTTAGTTAATTTTTTTTGAATATTATCATGTTTTACTTTTGGATGTCTTTTTTTAATTCTTTCAGATGTACTTCCAATAGTAGCAATTTTTTCTCTTTGAGAATTACCATGTTGAATTAATTCATCACAAAATCTTTCTGATAAAATACCTGAGAAATACCAATATGCGTTTTTAAAATTCATATTAAATCTACCGCAATTGTATACCTATTAATTTTTTTTGGTGAAATCGGTTGTGAGTGTACTCTTCCACCATCAAATACGAGTAATGAGTTTTCAGGACATTTTGTAAAAATAATTTTATCATAATATTCATATTCTTGATTTCTAAATATAGTTCCTAAACTATCAGGATTTTGTAAAAAGTAAACAGCAGACAGATGACATGTAGGGTGGTTGTGCCAATTAAACTCATCTCCTTTAGTATAATTTGCCCATGCGTTCTCTATGGTTAAACCTTTAAAATATTTATTTAATAATATTTTAAAAAAATTTTGAGTTTGTTTATGAGTATGTAAGTCCATTGTGGATTGTAAACCAGGAGCTTTTGGACCGAAATCTTTTACTTGTGTTTTAACAAAATTAAGTAATTTTTTTCTTTCTTTTTCTGTAAGTATATCTTTATGTAGTTTCATTTGTATTTAAAAGTATGTTGCCAGCTATAGACATTCTTATTTTATTAGAATTATAAAATGGATAGACAACATGTTGTAATTGCGCTGGAAACAATACTATGCGTCCTTCATCTTTTTCTGTTAAATTAATTCTATGTATTAAATTTTTTCCAATAATTGAATTGTAGTTATATTCAAATATTGATTTAGTTGGTATCTTCATCCAGATATTATAAGATAGTACACCACCATGTTCGTGTAATGGTAGATATTCATTCTTTTTCTGAAAGTTAACCCAAGGAGTTTTAAAACCTAAAGGGACATTTCTATCTAAATATTTAATACCATCTAAATAATTTGGAAAAACTTCTTTATACTTATCAATCATTTTTTGTATAACTTCATAAATTTTATATGTATTTTTTTCAGATATAAAATAATGTTCTGATACTCCTTTTTCTGTCAAGTTAGAAATCATTGTGTTTTCGTAATCTATAAATAAACCAGGACCTCGTGGTTTTGGTTTTTTAATAGATAAAATTTCTTTCATTAAAGAATTATATAATTGTTTAGGTAATCTACTATGTATAACACCGAAGTTAGGTAATTCAAGTTTTTCCATTATAAATTATAAAAATCACAATTAAATGATATCACTGTTTTTCTTTCTTTTGATTTATTTCTAGGTGCTCTATGTAAAAGATAAGCAGGAAAAAATAATATATCTCCTTCTTTAGCTTTTACTTTTGTTTTATTTTTAAACTCTGTTACTAATTCTTTTTTAGGTAATTCTAAATAATAAACAGCAGATAAATTAGTTTTAGGATGTGTATGCCAATCATGTAAATCATTTTTATAATATTGCATAAACCAGCTATTATGTATCATCCACATTTTACAATTAAAAGAATTAGCTGTTTTAAACATGTGTTCACTAATTTCTTTATAAAATAAATCTAAATAATTTCTTTTAAAATTTTTAGGTATGTTCCAATCTGATTTAGTAGCATACGTTTTCTTATTTGTTTGATAAGAATATTTTGGCATTTCATCTATTGCGGATAAAATTCTATTTTTAAGTTGATTATGTTTTTTAAATTTAGTAACCCACATACGTGAGTTTTTATAATATAATAATATTCAATCTAAAACAAATATTAATTTACAGTGAGTGTACCTGAAACTATAAATTTAGCTACAGAGTGTCCACCTACACAAGTTACAGTGTTACAACTTGGTGAAGCAGATAAAGGATGTCCCGCAGGTGATCTTACGACTACTATTCCAGATCCACCTTTTGATCCATAGTGTGATCTTCCGCATGGAGATAAATAAGTAGGTGCTCCATAAGACGTAGGTCCTCCAGTACCACCGCCTCCGCCGCCGCCTTGGTTTTGTCCACCGTGACATGATAAAGAGCCAGCATTTCTTGTTGCAGCAGTTCCACCGCCACCTAATCCACCAGTTCCGCCGGCTAAACCACCAACACCTCTGTCAGTTCCAGATCCGCCGCCTCCTGCATAAGCAGAACAAGCAACTCCTGTAATTAAATTTACTGCGCCATCTCCTCCCGGGACACCTGGGTCAGATCCCGATCCAGGACTTCCAACTTGAGTAGCTCCACCTCCGCCACCTCCAGCTTTATTGTCAGGGTTACCACCTACTCCACCATTATTACCTTCTGGTGGAGAAAAACCACCGGCATTTCCAGATCCACCTGGTCTTTTACCACCGATAAGAGATCCATATCCACCCGAGCCTGAACCGCCTGGTCCACCTCTTTCTCCATTGTTAGCATTCCAAGGACTACCACAAGAAGCGTTCATTGGCATACCACCTCCAGAAGAAGTAATTAAACTACCTAAACTACTAGGGTTACCATAACCAGGTCCACTTTTATCAGGTGGAGAAGCACCTATAGGATAAGCAGTTCCACAAGCACTAGCTCCGCCTGCTCCAATTGTGATTGTATAATCTGAAGAAGAACATACGACTACCGCACATCCTTGTAAAGGTGAAGGTCCATAACCAGAAGCTCTATAACCTCCAGCGCCACCACCTGCAAATAATTTTCCAGCGCCACCGCCAGCTACGACTAAATAATTTAAAGTTACTGATTGAATTACTGTGCCATCTGGCCATGAATTTGTTTTTTTAGCATTAAATTGTTGTGATAAAGGCCAAACACCTCTGTTGTTATTTAATTCTTTTGTAACTACTATTCCAGAGCCACCATTTCCACCTCGTCCTCCATAACAAGGTCCAAAACCAATTCCACCACCACCGCCTCCGGTGTTATCTGTTCCATTATTACCGACAGTTGATGGGCTAGGCACTGTTGTAGGTCCTCCAGCTCCACCGCCTCCTGGTCCAGCTGCTCCAGCAGTTCCTCCAGTTCTAGAGCCACCACCACCGCCTCCAGCGAATACTGAACACGTTGGTCCTATGTTTCCAAATATTGGGCTTACGTCTAAACCTGCTCCTCCGGCTCCTGCAACATTCACCGCAGGTGCGTTTCCTCCAGCAGCAGATTTTCCTCCGCCACCTCCACCTGAGTGAGCTGTAGGACTTGGTTGTCCCTGTCCTGTTCCACCATCATTACCTTGACCAGCTGTTCCTGATCCTACAGATGGTCCCGCTGGTCCAGAAAGATTTGCTCCCATACCTCCACCGGAACCTCCAGGTGCTCCTGATCCTGAGGGATCAGCAGATCCACTAGCGTTATTACCACCAGCTCCACCGCCAGTTGTGCATACAGCGATTGATGTACCTGGTGCAAAAGCTGAATCATCTCCATTTCCACCTCTAGTACAAACATCAGGATAACTCGTTGATGTACCACCACCTCCAACGACTATTGCGTATGGTGAACTGCTACAAACTTTAATATTTTCTTGAAGAATCATACCTCCGCCTCCACCACCGGCACCAGCTTGTGATCCAGATCCTCCACCTGCAACGACTGCAGTATGAATTAATTTAGTACCAGAGCCAGTTGTTATAGTACCACTAGCAGTAGTAGAAGTAATTTTATCTTTACCAAAAGAAGCGCAATTGTTAACTCCTCGAATATTACCTTTTGTAGATGTAAGTTTATTTATTGCCATCAGCTATTAACTCCCTGTGGCTATCCATTCTGAATTTGTTGGATTCCACTCAAATTCTTCCTCTCCTAAATATCCTAACCAAGATTGATTTGCTTCGTTCCATTGAATTAAATAATCTCTTGTTCCGTCTTCTGTTTCTTTTGTAGTAATAGATGGTCTAGCTATTGGAGGATCCCATACCCATTCTGTTGTATTAAGTGTCCAAGACGCATATGGTTGTTGTCCAAGAAATACATCGTTATCTGGATCATAAACTGATCCTCTACCAGCATATCTTTTTCTAAATCTGTTATTATAAGAAGTCTGTTTCCATTCTCCGCCGCCAAAAAGTTTTTTACAAAAAAACTCTCCATCAGGATGCATATCTTCGTTTCCTAATGTAGTTATACCTGCGGGTACATCATTACCAATTACTACAACTCTTTTTACGATCCATTTTTGATCTGTAGTAAATCCAGTAGGATCAGTTTTTAATTCTAATTCACAAAAGTGAGCCATCTAAAACTACCTCCTAGGCGTCATTAATAATTTCGTATGAAATCAAACACTCTAAATCACTATTAGCAGAAGCAGTACCTTTGATAATTTCATTTTCTTCTAAGTAGAAACCTGTATTTTTATCAATTACATTTAGAGAAGAATCAGCAGGTACAGATATTGTACTTGCGATTGCTCTGTCGTTTGAACCATCATTGTATTTGATAGTTACATCTGCTGCGTTAGTGCCATCAATGTTTGAAACTATTATAGAATTTATTTTGTAAACCGTGTCTGCAGCTGCTGTAACTAAATTTGTTTCTGTAGTAGTTAAAGCAAAGACATCCGTTTTACCATTAATAGTTGCAACATTAACTATATTTGGGTTTGCCATATTGTCCTCCTATTATCCAAATACTATCGCCATCGCAATAGCCTTTCCTGTTGTTATTCCAGCTGTAGAAAAAGATAGATTTTTACTTCCATCAGTTACTAGAGCTTGTCCACTACTACCATCAGAAGCTGGTAAAGTAAAGTATGTCGATGATCCTGCATTACCTATACCAGTAACATTTATATCACCTAAATCTGCCATAACATCAAGAATTTTTGAACCTGTTGAATAAACAACTGTTTTAGCACCTTGTTTAAGTGCTACACCATTTGCAGCGTGTCCTGTGTTAGCAAATGTTAATGTATAACTTCCTGTTGTATTATTGAATACTACATAATTTTGTTCTACTGCATCAGTAAACACATGAATGTTTCCAGATAATGCACCTGTAAATTCTAAAGTAGCATTATGTACTTGGTCATCTGTTGTACTATCGTCAGTATTTGATGTTGAATTGTTTGATGTTAAAGTTACGTTTGCAGATCCTGCAACATTAGCAGCTTGATAACCAGATACAGAAGCATCTACTCTGTTTAAAACGTAATTAACTAGGTTACCCCAAGTTCCAGAATTTTCTCCAGAAGCTTGTCTTTCTAATTTTAATCTCGATGTGTAACTTGAAGGCATAATTCTTTATACTCCTAAAATTAATTTATGTAAATAATATATATTTGTCCTCATTTGTCTAGTGAATATTAGTCCAATTTTCTTGATTATTATCAACAATTGGATCCCAAAATTTTAATGTAGAAGAAGTTATATTAGCTTGATTTCCATCTATTGATAAGAAGTTTTGAGAAGTAGGAACAATATTAGCTAAAGAAATAGTTAAACTTTGTCCTGTAATTGTTAATATTTGACCTGTAGAAAAGTTCATAGTACCAACATTTGCATTAGCATTCATACCAGCAATTTCTATAATGTTAAAACTACCAGTTGTAATATTGCCTAAATTTATATTTAAATCTTGTCCTGTTACTTCTATTAAATTAGCAGTACCAGTAGTAGTTGTACCTATGGCAGTATTAGATTGTAATGTAGGTGTATTAATTGTTACTGCACCATTAGCCACTACAGCAAATGTATTCACTGTTGCTGTGACTAAATCTTCACCAACAATTACAACTTTAACCTCACCTTCTAAAGAAATATTACCTTCAGAAACATTTATATTTTCGCCAGAAATAGTTACATCTACATTACCTCTGGCTGTAACTGAATTTACAGATGAATTTAATGCACTTAATGTTGTAGTTGAAAATATATTACCATTTCCAGTTAAAACAAAACCTAAACTAGAATTCCAATCGCCTTCGTTCCAACTTTCTCTACTCCAACCAAAACCTAAATTTAAAGAAGTATCTAATTGTCCCGCTGTAGTTAAACTTATGAATGAATCTGGTGCTTGATTCCAAGTTGCAGAACTCCACGCACCTCTACTCCAACCAGCTCTTATTTCTGCATTTGCTGTAGTTGTACCTTGAGAAAGAGTAAGAGATTGTCCTGTAATTGCTGCAGCTTCATCATTTAATGCATTCCATGCACCTTTGTTCCAAGTAAAAGCACCATAAGCATTAGCAGAAGTATTAATTTGTCCACCCATTCCAGAGTGATAAAAACAATAATAATACAAAGTTGATGGTGCATCATTTGCAACAACAATTTGTGTATAAGCTCCTGCATAACCAGGTGTTCCAACAGAAGTTACTCCAGTTGTGTATGGAACTCCACCTCCATGTGATCCATTAGGTGTTTCTGATATTAATAAAGGATGACCATTATTTGAAGAATCAGATTGATCAAACCTATATGTTCCTGCAACAGCTAAATTTACTGTTGCTTGTGTGCTACCATCAATAGCATACTTATTGCCACCAGCACTAACAACTGTAACAGTGAATGTTGCTGTTACTGACATAAGGACTTCCTCCTTATGCTATTCTAATTAAGCCGTTCGATGCGTCAGCGTTAGGAAATTGCAACTCAAATGTTCCGTTAGTAGAAGTTTTTACACCACCAAAATCTAAAACTGCAATAGAAGAATTACTATTGTTTGCGTTATAGATTAGTGCAGCTTGAGCTGAAATAGTTGCATTCGAAAATGAAACATTATCAGCATCAAAAATAGCTGTTGTTCCATCTGTTGAAATTGCAACATTTGTTAATACAGCTCCACCTGTTGTGTAATTAGTACCACTACTTGAAATTTCATTCGCAGTAATGTAAGCAGCAGTGTTTTGATTTAGAGTTGCAGTATTGTCGTAAAGTGCACACTTTAATGTCTGAGCTTCTAAGTTTCCGCCAGGCGACATTAAGTCTTGCTTAAACGACACTGTTATCGCTTGAGATATTGCCATGTTTATTGTCCTCCAGTTAATGTATTCTCGCCTAGTGGACTACCAGGAAACTTGTAGTCAGTTCTTCTTCTTCTACGAGCTTCGTTGTTGATAGCAGTCACACTCTCGACATACTTTTGTTTGTATATATTATAGTCTTCCATGTTTTTTGTAAAGAGATTTGCTTCAGATAAACAACCATATAAAAGAGCATCCGAAGCATTTTCAGTATACCAATTTGTAGTATTAGTATTAGATAAAGGATTAATTCTTCCTTGATAACCAAGCTCTATGGTATAAACAGCATCTGGTGTTGGCGCTACATATAAAGTATTATCATCAAAATTAGAAAAATATCTAGGAGTAGAAGTTATAGAAGCATTAGGCCAATATTCTTGTACATATTCTAAAGGTTTAATTTCTAAAAATTGTCTTTCATTATTAACTATAATATTAACATAATTAAGTAACATAGGCTCAATAGCAGATGGTAGTGTTATAAATCTATCACCTATACTTGTACTAGATTGTACATTTTGATTAAAACCAACTGGATCTATTTCTCTAGATAATTTTTGTTGTGTATTATCTATGAAAGTATCTAATTGATTGGTAAAATCATTTCCTGTATTTTCAGCCCAAGTTTGTATATCAGTCTTTAGACTGGTGTATGTCATTGGCATTTTTCTTTGCTCCTTCTACTTCAAATTTAGTCCATACATTACCTGCAAATGGATAAGTTCCATAATGAGTTAATGGACTGATTACGTCAGCGAAAATTCTGCCACCTATTTTTTGCCATAATCTGCAAAAAGCATAATCTTCTGATAAATATCTATTACTTTTTTCATCAATAATACAGTCGAAAAATGCATAACAATTATCGCTAGAAAATCTTTCATTATTAATAATTTGATCGCTAGTATATTTTAAATTAGGATATGCTTCTTTCATTTTATAAAAAACTTCTTTTTTAATTAACATAAATCCAGTAGCTGCATCTAATACTTCAGTAAAACCATTTTTTACTTTAATGTCTTTAGGATTAGCGAAATTTAAATTATAGCCCAAAGATTTAGCTTGTAGATTTTCTTCTCCAGTTTCTTTAATAAACTTAGGTACAGATTTCCAATCTATAGATTTTCTAGGATATATTCCACACGCAATATCATGTCCTGATTCTATTAATTTAATTACATTTTCTCCTCTAAATCCAATATCACTATCAATAAAAAGTAAATGCGTAAATTTTTCTGGCTCTTTCTTATCCATATCTAAAAACTGACAAACTAAAGTATTTCTAGCTCTAGTAATTAAACTTTCATTACCCATAGTATTTAAATGTATTTGTATTCCTCTTTGTTGAGCTTTATGTATTGTGCTTAGAATTCCGTGTAGATAACCTTCGGTAAGTTGACCGCCATAACAAGGTGTTGCAATCATAACACCATATTTTTTTTCTATCGTCATGTAGACACTGTAACACTTCCTAGCGCAGTTGATAACAAATTTGTGCTTGCTTGTGCTATTCCAACTGCGGGAATATATCCAGCATTAGGTGGAAAGATAGTTTCTAATTGATTAGGTACTCCACCAGTAGAAGATAAATTAGCTTGTGGTCTAGCATTTTGTAATGATTGTGCATCAGTAAAATATGTTAAATCTAATTGTGGTTGTTTAGGTTCAAATTCAGAAGTATGTACAAAAGATCCATTCCATTCAAAAACCATTTCTTGATATGGATATTCTAATCCTGATCTATCAGATATAGCTCTAGCATATTGTCCACCACTAAATTTATTATGCGGTGCTCTATGTGGTCTTCTTGATCTATCTGCTAATTTAGACATTAAGTATAAAACCTATTCGTTGTTGATGGTAAAATTCTTGTAGAAGGTGTATCATCACCAGCAATTAATCTAGTATATGCTTGTTCATAATCTGCTTTTAATTCCATTCTTTTTTGCATATCTACATTTATTCTTTTCTTAGAAAGATAATATGCTAAACCAGCACACATACATTCAAAAGCTCTAAAAGGAATATCCATAGTTTGTTGTGTGCCACTCACTGTAGAAGCTGTAACATCTTGTATTTTTCTCATTCTATAATATCTTAATGTGTAAGCTTTATCTGGTGCAGGATAAATTTTAATTACAGGTGTACTTAATCTTTGTAAATAAAATTGTGTTGGTCTTGATTGTTGTGTTTTATTTGAAATAGCAGCATAATCGTTTAAACCTAATCTAGTCATAGAATATTCTGTACCATCATCTAAAATATTGGCATTGATAATATCGACTAAATCATAATCTAAAGTGTATTCTGTAGTACCTTGAGATACAGAAACATCTTTTAATTCCACTGTCCATTGATTGTAACCTCTGTTAGCCCAATCACTAAACATAATGTTAAGACTTCTTCTTGCAGAACGCACATCATATCCAAGAATAGGATCTCCTCCTATTCTATCGTATGCTTCTTGAATACAATCATTAACAGTGATATTGAAACTTGCTGTATTAGATGTAGCCATTATGCATGAAATGCTGTTAATCCAGCAACATTAGTTAAAGTTGCTTGAAGATTTGTACTAAATTTTACACCTTCATCTGGTAAACCAATATTAACTGGTCCCGATGCTGCACTAGCAGATGTTGAAACAGTAAATTTATTTGTTCCTCCATCAGCAAAAACAACAGTGCCTGAATTAGCTGTTGGTGTAATAATAAAAGCTTTTAATCTTGTACTGCCACCAAATAATTCTTGAGTGCCAGATGTGTTAGATGTAAAAGCTACATTTAGGTCTGATCCTGCCATTTGTCCTCCTATATTAAATTTTGTTTTTTAAGGCTATCTATTAATAACTCAATTCTATCTTTATTGCTAGAAGAAGGTGTTTCTATAAAAGGTTGAACTAATTCTTTAGTAAAATCTTTTGTAAAATCGTAAGCTTTATTAATATCTTTAGCTGCTATAAAAGGATCTCCCGATCTAGAGCTTAAATTAGTTTGTTCGCTAAAAGTGGATATTACCTTTTCTATATCTGCTAATTTATCTTCTAAATCTCTTTCTTTACTTTTTTCTTCTTTTTTAGCAGATTCAGTTTCTAGAATTTGTTCAATACTTTCAGTTTCACTTGTATCATCTGTATCCATTACATTTTTTTGAGTATCAGTTATAACTGCTTCATCTTTTGCTTTTTGAAAATCTAATAATTTTTCTACAGATGACTTTTCATCTTCATCTTTTTTTGTTTTATTTGCAAAATCTTTAAGAGCATCGCCTTTTTCTTCTAAAAAATCTAAAAAACTCATAATTCTCCTATTAATAGGGGCCCGAAGGCCCCTTAATTAATTATTATGGTGTGTTTCCAGCATCTGCTATGCTATTGTTTTGCATATACATCACTGTCACTGTTGCATTACCAGTAGTTCCATCACCATCAGTACCTGTAAAATCAGCTAATACTTGAATATCAGTAGTACCAATATTTGTAGCTTCTGTATCTAAAGTACCTCTAGTTGTGCCTAATGATTTAACACTTGTAGATGGAATAAAAGCATTTCCATCATCAGCTGTACCAACAATCACTGTAGCTGCATTTGTATCATTATTCACTGTAGTGACATTTAAAATAACATCAACTATTTGTGAATTAGCTGGAATAGTTCCAATTACTTGATTTAAATGTGAAGCTCCAGTTATGTCGATTTTAGCAGATTGTGCCATTACAACAAAACCAGTATTAACAACATTTGCACCTAAAGTGCCACCTGTTGTTTCTCTTATCGTTCCCGCTTTTATTGGTCCCGAAAATGTAGTTGTTCCCATAAGTCTATCCTCCTTTGATAGTCTGCTTTCGCAGTCGTTAGGGTTACTAGGCGTATTTCTACGCCTAGTAATTTAATTTATTATGCAGCTCCTTCTGAACCGAAAATAGCTCTCCAGTCTGTAAAACCGAAAGAGTATCTTTCTCTAACTTTGTATCTTAGATTACCAGTTTCAAAATCACCTTCAACAGCTTTTTTGATTGGTGCTCTAACAAAGTGTTTCATTCCATCTGGGCAATCAGTCATAATAAAGTATTGATCTGTGTCAGTTAGTCTTTGGTTAACGACTACTCCGCCAGGGATCATACCCATATTTCTCATTGCATTAATGTCATTGTCTGCAGTACCAGGTCTTAAATTAGACTTTAATACTCTTTCAGCAATAAACACTAAGTTTGGTGGAACAATTAACTTTTGTCCAGTTAGTGCAATTGGTATACCTCTATCATCTTCGGCTTGTGCTATTTGAATTAAAAGTGTCTCCAAAGAAGTTTCACTTAAATCAGCAGCAGTTCCTAATTTGTTAGAAGCTGTACCGCCACCACCTAATGGGTGTGAAGCAGACAACAAAGGTTGTCCATCGCCACCTAATTGTGATGAGCTAGTTGCATTGTTTAAGATGTTTGCACCTTTTATTTCTTTAGTATGTTGCATTGATCTTGCTAAAGCTCTAGCATATTTTGCACCTAAAGATCCGTATAAACCATCTTCTTCAGCTTCCTC